AGTAAATGAAAATAAAGCCATAGGGAATGTAATTGTAAATCAAAAAATAATATCTGGTGTAGGTAATTATTTACGTGCTGACGCATTATGGATGGCTAAACTATCACCTTTTCGTAAAGTTCAAGATAGTTCTGACGATGAATTAAAACTATTATACGAAGCAATTGTGGGTTTAATATGGGGAGATTATAATTATAAATTTGCTATAAAACAAAAGTATATTGAACCTTCTCTGAAATTACCTCATCATTATAATAGAGATTTTTTTATTTATAATCATACTAAAGATATTTATGGGAATATAGTAAAAAAAGAACAATTATATGAAGGTAGTCAAAAACGTTTTATTTATTGGGTAAAAACTATACAAGTATAAGGTTTTATTAATTAGATTTTATTATTTATAATAGAAAAAATAAATATTTTTCGGATTTTTAGTATTTTTTTAAATTTTTATAAAAAAAATTGATTTTTTTATTTTTTAGTTATAAATTATAATATTCTTTCCTTTAATATTACGTTTGAAAGATTTGCAAAAATGGGTGCAACATTCTCTCTTGACAAGCGTGGAGTTGATTTTAAAGATATCTTCTATGCCTACATCGATGGTATATCAGTTCAATTCACACAGAATAATATTCCTGATAAAAATGGATACCAGACACTTTTGACTAGTGTAAAATGTTTTGATGTAAATATTTTACACAGAGTTAAAAAATTTTTAGAAGAAAAACACAATTATGTGTTTTTTAAAAAAGATAAAGGCTTTAAACAGTGCTCTATTGATAAGACAAGTTATAAAACGATTGATGATCTTCGTAGTGCATACCCTAAGACTACAACATTTTGCAAAGAAATTTACAATGGTTTTACTATTCCACGACATATTAGCCTGGAATACTGTGAAAAAATGTTTCAACCAACCAACGAGGAAAAAACTCAAGAATCTGTTCCTTCCCAAAAACTCATTGATGAAACCATTGATAAGGAAACCGTTGAGGAAACCGTTGAGGAAACCGTTGAGGAAACCGTTGAGGAAACCGTTGAGGAAACCGTTGAGGAAATCGTTGATGATGAAACTGTCGATGAAAAATCCATTGAGAAAGAAAATCCTTTGGACGATGGTAAAATAAATCATCCTGGTGCTAGTATCAAAATTGATGGTAAGCATGCTATCTATACTCCTGATGGCAATGGTGGTCTCGGGACTATTACCATTAAAAATATTGGCTATGCAATTTATTACACAATGTATCCTGTGAAGAATGGTAATATTCTTTGTGCTTGTGTTTCAATCAACGGAATTCATTGTCATGTTGTTTTTTAGTAAATATATAGTGTCTTTATATTTACTAAATTCTTTTTAATTTTAAATTCTTTTTAATTTTAAATTCTTTTTAATTTTTTTATAAAAAGTAAAACTATCAAAATAAAAATAAAGTAAAAAAAATTTACAAAAATTAAGGGAAAATAATAAAAACTAATAAGTATTTTTTTATTATCTTTACAAAATTAACAGATACTTTATAAGACTGTCCACTCATCAAGTATGTCAATCAATATGTTATCTGCTAAAAGTGCAATTTCTTTTTTTGTAATAGTATAGAAGATAGTATCTAAAAGCCCCGTATCAATAGGGTCATACGTAAAAGAACCTGTAAATTTCTTTACAAATTCTGTATTAAAATGGAGAATACATTTGTCCAACTCTTTGAGAGTTTCATTTTCTCCTTTTTTAGTATTAATTAAATTAAAAGGGCATACTATTTCTATAATTTTGCCCTTACAATAGCAATAAAAGAGAATAGAAACATTATTTTCAGAATGTCCATCATCATCGTCATCTTTCATGAATTTAAATCCAACAACATTAAATTCGTGTTTTGTGCACTCAAATCTAGAAGGCACTGGAAATAATCCAATAACTGTGCGCTTAGATGCTTCAAACAATTCATTTGAAGATGAAGAGTGTGAATATGTTGTCGGAACATTTAATCTAATGTTAACACCAGACAAAACTCCCGTATTTTTGTGTTTTGTTTCGGATTTATCTACAGTAGTAGTAAAACACAACATCCACGCACTTGTAGCATCAAAACTGGTGGAGGGAAGAAAGTAGGGTATTATAAGATCACAATACTTTAATGGATCTTTTTTTTTTGTTTCTTGTTCTTGTTTGTATTCATCCATTTTTTTTTGTATTTTGATAAGTAGTAAGTTCATTTTTTCAACATATGATCTTAAAAGCAAAACTTCTTCCGTAGGTTTTTTTTGTGTTCTATTTCTATATTTTTTTGTTTCATAATTAGCAAATGTTTGAAACACTTTACACAAATGTTCTTCTATTTCTTTTTTATTAAATTCGGAAAAATACTTCTGTGACTCGTATTTGTCAAACATTTGTTTCGATGCTTCTATTGCTTCTGTAAGTGAAGAAAATGATGATTTATTGCACATTAAAGACAAATCCTTATTCTTGAGAATCTCCCAACCAATAGGCATAATCGAAGACATCTTCAAATACGAACAACACAGTAATATTACAATGTTAAAAATCACAATAATAATTTAATTATAACTAAATAGAAAAAACAATTTTATTTATTTATATTATTTTTTGCTAAAATATATATTTATACAATCATAATAATAATAACAAATTTATATCTATAAATTTAACTATAAAAAATTGATTTTATATAAATAATTAATTTAAAACTATAATTAAGATTATTATAAAGTATAGGATTACATAAATTTACATAGATTTAACTAAATTTACATAGATTTAACTAAATTTACATAAATTTAACTAAATTTATATAGATTTAACTTAACTATATTTATAATTTATAAAAATGGAGCCCGAATTTACTTTAGTTAGTTCTAGAAAAAAGAATAAAACAAATTCTAATCAACAACCAATAATTCAACATCAATCAAAGATAACGCAACAAAATTCTGAAATAAATGAAGAAAACCAAAACAAATATGATAATGCAGAAATACAAAAAGAACAAAAGTTTTTAACACAAGAAGAAATGGTTGATAGATTAATTTCTAAAATTGAAACATATAAAAATGTTGATATTAAAACTAAAAAAATTGAGAAAGAAACTGGTATGTTTTATGCTATTAATTTACGTATTGATTTATCTACTATTGGTTCTGGTGTATTTCATTCTGCTAAACTTAATACTGTATCTCATATTAATCGTATTGTAAATATTAAACTTATATTTTCTGATAATGAAATTTTACAGGAAGATATGAAAATTAATAGTGATGCTTTAATTCAATGCTTTAGAGAAATTGCTCCTAATACAATTACAAATATTAAGATTGATACATTTAAAGACCAACTTGAAAACGAACATTTATGTCTTACTATTTCTACCGTTAAAACATCGTCTTTAACTTATATTTATGATAAAACAATTGAATATGTGAATGTTATTAATGAAAAATATGGAGAGATTCAAAAAACAACACATCAGTATAAAAAATATAATATAATGAAGAATTATGAGACTAATGAAACTTTGGATGAAGAACCAATTATTAAGGTAGAACCAATTATTAATGTAAAATCAATTATTAAGGAAGAACCAATTATTAAGGAAGAACCTATTATTAAAGAGGAACCAATTATTAAGGTAGAACCAATTATTAATGTAAAATCAATTATTAAGGAAGAACCAATTATTAAGGAAGAACCTATTATTAAAGAGGAACCAATTATTAAGGTAGAACCAATTAAAGATATGATTAAATCTTTTGAAGATAATGAAACACTTAATAATAAATTAATAATTAATAATTCTATTAAAACTATTGTTGAAGAATTAAATAAAGAAGAAAAACGTTTAGTAGCATATCTTGAAAATGTAAAACAAGCACAGATAATTATTTTAGAAAATAAATCTATTAAACATATTGTAAGTGATTTAAAAAAAGAAGAAAAACGTTTAGAATTAGAAATTGAAAATACTAGAAAACTATTGAAAGCACAAACATATGTTTTAGAAAATACAGTATTTAATAAAGATACACTAATTAATGAAAAACCAATAAGTGAAAAACCAATAAGTGAAAAACCAATAAGTGAAAAACCAATAAGTGAAAAAACAATAAGTGAAAAAACAATAAGTGAAAAAACAATAAGTGAAAAACCAATAAGTGAAAAACCAATAAGTGAAAAACCAATAAGTGAAAAAACAACTAATGAAAAAAATAGTAAAACATCATTTGCTGATAAAGTAGCCTATGGTAATCATTAAATAAAATTAATCTTATTAAATTAAATTTATTAAATTAAAAATTTGTAAATGTCATATTTTTCCTTTCTTCAAATGTTTTTTTTTGTGTTCTTTCTTTTAGAAAATCAAAATATTTTTTTGCTATTATATATCTTTCATAAATATTTTTTGAATGTTTATATTTCGTATGTTTATATTTGTTTAATATTTCTAATCTAACTTTTAATATCATTGCAATTTGCGATATACGTTTATGTTCATAGTGTTTAGATTTATATAATTTTTCTAACTTATGAATAGTATTTTTAACTTCTTCTATTGTTTTATAATGTATATGTATTGTATCTTTAGGATTTGTATTTTTATAAACATCATATGTTTTTGAATTATTTTTATTATATAAAAATTTATTTTTTTTTTTAGTTTTCTTACTAGATTTTGTAATAGTTTTCTTAAGCATTATAATAATATATTATAATACAATTTATATATTATAATACCCTTTATATATTATTAAGATAAATTTCTAATAAATTGTTGTGTAATTTCATAATTATAATTTCTTTTTAAATCATATTGTATTTTTTTTGGACTAAATCCTGAAGTTTTCATTTCAATAATTAATTTATTCATTTCATTATTATCTATTTTATTTATTATTGTATTATTATTTTTACTAGAATTATTATTATTATTAATTTTATTAGATTTATTATTATTAGTTTTTGTATTATTGTCTAACTCTAAAATAGTATCATTTATATCTAGAATAAAATCATTATTAGTTTTAGTTTTAGTTTTAGTTTTATTATCTATTTTCGCAGTATCTTTAATAATTTTATAATTTAGTTCAATCCCTGAACTCGTTGTTTGATATCCTTCGATTATAATAATTGGTGGAGAACTATGAACATTTTGATGGCATTTTTTACATAATGAAACTAAATTCCACAATTTATTTTTATTAAATATACCATTTTCATTATCATTAATAATATTATTTTCATTCGCATCACATTGTTGATTAATATGATGAACATCAGTGGCATTTGTATTTATACAAATTTCACAGGTAGAAATAATTTTATTAATATTGTATTTTGAACCTATACTAGTATGATTTATATTTAAACTTTCATTACCAATTCGTGTTTCGTCATTAGTGTTATTACTTTCGCCGTTCATTAGTGTTTTTATATTATTCATACTTTCTCTAATTTCTTTTGCTTTAAGAATAAATTCGTGTTCTAATTCCATAGTTTCACATACTAAAATACCATATGATTTTGGACCATTACCAGGTTGTAATTTTCTACTATAAATTAGTTTAGAAGGATTATTTACATCTCTTTCAACCAATAAATGAAATAACTTAACATTTTCTAATTCTTTAATATAAGACATATCAGCCAAAAAATGTAAATGAGTAGCAAAAATAAAACTACATTTACGTTTAGATAATGTTCGCACTCCTGAAGCCACTAATGCAGTAGCATCTTGAGTTTCAGTGCCACTACAAAGTTCATCGCCTAAAATAATTGAATTCTCATTAGCATATTTTAAAATAACTTTAAATTCTTTCATTTCAACTTCAAATGAACTTAATCCTGCGTAAATATTATCATTACTACGTATTCTTGTAAATAAATAATGGTATGGTTTATAAATAAAATGAGTAGATGCTACATACATTCCTGCTTGTGCCATAATAATATTAATACCAATAGATTTCATTAAACTACTTTTACCAACCGCATTTACACCAAATAATAACATACCATCAATATTATCTCCACCTATACTATCTTTACCAATACTATTTTTACCCATACTATCTTTACCCATTACAATATCATTTGGAACATATTTTGTATTCTTAGATATATGTTCTATGATAGGATGTCTTATTTTATCAGCCTTTACAAAACTATGTGAATTATTCATATCAATTTCAGGGCATACATAACCTTTTTCTATCGCATTTAAAACATTTGACTGTAATACATCAATTTCAGCAATAAATTTAGAAAATGTTAATAATGTATTAATTTTACTATTACGATTTTCATTAAGTTTATTAGTTTCATTAGTTTCATTATTTTCATTAGTTTCATTAGTTTCATCAATAATAGTATGTTGTATCCATTTTATAAATTCGCCTTTTACTAATTTACCTATTTTTTCAATATTTACTTTTAATGTTCCATTACTACTTTTTAAATGAATAATATCAAGTTCCCACTTATTTTCTTTCATTTGGTTAAATTTAATATCTTTATGCGTAATAGTGTATTTACCAATTTTAATTTGATTTTTATGTTTATAAAAATAGTCTTCTAAAATGTCCTTTTTTGTTTTTGTTGTATAAATATAAATACCTTTAGAAGTATTATCACCAATACATATATTTACTTTTGATGTATCTTTATTAAATTTAGGTTCAATAATAATTGATAATTCATTTATAATCGTTTCTAATAACATTCTATCACAATCAATCTCTTCTTGTAATTCATCTAATACTTTAGAAACACCTTTTATAAAAGGATTATTTTCAATACCACTCCAAATATTACAATTTAAATTTTCTAAAATTATAGTATCAGTAAAAAGTTTATGTATCTCAATAAATGATTGAAATTGTTCTAGACTAGGTATTATTTCTAATAATGCTTTAACCATTAATGTTGTATTAGTATTAGTATTAGTATTAATATTAGTATTATTATAATTTTGATTTGATACAATACTATGTAAATACTCATATACATTTATACATTTAGAAAGTGAATCAATATAATTACCTATATCATTTGGATTAATATTATGAGTAATCATTTTTCTTAAATAATTATCAATGTTTTTAATACCAAATAAATGTTGTCGCAATTGATATAATGGAGAGCCATATTTATCATTCATTGATGAAACCATATTTTTTTTCATATAATTATTATGTATTTTTTCTAATTCACCTATTGTTTGATAGCGTTTTTCTAAAATATTATTATTCGTAATAGGAGTTGATAAACGTGTTCTAAATAAATTTTTACCTAAAGGTGTTTTAGTATTATCTAATAAATCTAATAAACTAATCCGTTTTATATGTTTGCTAGAACTAACTGTATTTGTAATACTACCATCATTACGAAGATTATCAATAATATCCAATTGTTCTAGTGAATTATTTGCCAGCATTAAATAATTATCACTATTTAAAATAATTTCAGGTTTATCTAATTTTTGAATAATACTTTTATCGTGTTTTAAAATAAATTCTAAAAGCAATGTTAAGGCTATTCTAGAATAATAATGTTCAGCACCATCAATATCCAATTGTTGTGTAATATCCATCAATCCCTTATATTTATTATAAACACTATTAAAAGTTAAATTTTGATAATTTAAATTAGAATATTTATCATCCATTGTATCACGATTTATAGTAAATTGATAATTAAATAAATGTAAAGCATTAATAAGTGTATCATCAGTTAAACTATCGTAGTTTTGTATATAAATAGTTAATTCTTTTGGATTTTTAATTGTTAATAATTTTAATAATTCATCAAATGGTATTGAAATATCTGTTGATGACGTATTATTTAATGCTAATAAACCATTATGACCTGTAATACAATCAACATAACTTACACCAATATTTACAATTGTTGGATTAAGTTTATTTGGTTTATAATAAGTAGGTAATTGTTCAATATAAATAACCATAGATACTGTGGAATAAGCATCGGAATGAATATTAATACCCGGACTTAATACCGCCGTTTCTTTACGTTCATATTTATTTCTACCTATACATTCTTGTTCAAATACAACTACTGTCCATCCGAATTTATCAATGGCTTTTTGAATATAAGGTTGAACATAAGGCAACTGAACACCTCCCATAAATACTTTAATATCAGGATTTTTATATACTTCTTGTTTTTTTTCAGCAATTTTTAAATTTACATTTTCACAAAACTCCCAAAGGTCTCCAACTCGCGAACCATCAGGATATATTAAACCATATATTTCTAAAAATTCACCAACTTGCATTAATACAATAATTTTATCTTTTTTAAACTTATCCTTATATTGTTTTAAAGTATCCATATAAAATTCAACCACTTTTTGGGGTTGGTTTTGATTTTGATTTTGGTTTTGTTGAGTTGTCATTTTTAATACTTAATTATAGTTAATAATAGTTAATAATAGTTAATAATAATTAATTATATATTAAAAATACACAAAAATAAGTGTATTTTATATATATTTATAGTATAAATTATGTTTAAATTAATAAATAAAAATATAAAATGTTTCTGGATAAACAACATTATTTAGAAATATAAAATAAATTATAAACTATAAATGAATTAATAAAAATAAATAAATAAAAATTAATGAATTAATAAAAATAAATAAATAAAAATTAATGAATTAATAAAAATAAATAAATTAATAAAAATAAATG